AGCGGTACGCTTCAAGCGCACTCGCCACGCCGTAACGACCAACCGACCAAAGGTTGAGCGTATCCTACCAACCCTAAGTGATGATGAACAGGAACGCCTAGCCCGCGCCCTAGCACTTAGCGAACGCGAACGCGAGTTCCGCGCCACGCTACCTAGCGTACACATAGACGCGAACGACTAAGATTAGCCACGCCTAGCGATAGGCTACATAGGTTCACGACCTAGCGTGGCACGATTTGACAAGGTGTCGAATCTATGCTATACTATGGCATAACGCACGAAAGGTTATGAAGCATGACTAATACAGATATGCTCGCCGTAATCATAGCACTAACCGCCTCGATTACACTAGTAATCACCACAGCACTAGCGAACGCTAGGCTTACTCGCAAGGTCGAGTACCTTAGACTGCAACTGCGCAAGCATGGTCAGTTTGACAACTAAGCAAGGGGATAGTACGCTATGCCCTATGTGTGGCGAGAGTCACACTACACTTTGCGACTTCGTAGATGATAACATCTATGAGGATTGACAACTAAATAAGATTATGCTATACTACACCTACAACATACAGGAAGGGGGTGAGTAGATATGGCAGAAGAAGAAGTAGAAGATATTATATGTAGTCTATGTGACCAAATCATAGATGATGAGACGGAACGCCGATTCGGTGACGGCTCTATTGCTTGTGAGAATTGTACCGTATGGTGCGAACCTTGCGAGGAATTGACCAGCACAGACGACTCGATTAGTGACGGCAGTAGTTACTATTGCTCAGACTGTGGCAGATATTGTGACCGTTGCAATAGTGCCTATTCGGGTGACGATTACTGCGTTGAAGATGAGTCATGGTGTGAGTATTGCTACGAGAATAACACATTCTATTGTGAGCCTTGTGGCACTAGTTATAGCGACAGAAGTGACTACTACCATGTAGATGACAATACATGGTGTGATGACTGCACTAGCCGTCACGCATGGTACTGTAACGATTGTGACCAATATAATCGTGAAGGTGATGAGTGTGGCAACTGTTACAATACACAAAGTGGTAGCGGTAGCCCATCTATGGTGGGTCGTCAATGTAATTGCCGTAAGGTGATACACGAATACAACTGCAAGCCACCGCTAGTATTCCATGGTGAGTCCAAGAGTGGGCTCTATATGGGGCTAGAGTTGGAGACACAGATTCAAGGTGGCAAGATAAGCGAGGCTGCCGAATATACTACAGAAGCACTAATCAAGAATCATGTAGGTATCATTAAGCATGATGCCAGCATAGGTCGTGACGGATATGACGGGTTCGAGATTGTGACACAACCACATACTCACTTGCATTATCGTGAGAATAGTGCTACACTATGGGATACTATCAACACGCTACGCCTAGACTATGGTGCTAGGTCATGGGATACTAAGTCCTGTGGCATACATATCCATGTCTCTCGCGCTGGCTTCTCTAGTGGTGCGCACATGCACCGCTTCATATCATTCGTGTATTCCAATGCGGAATATATGATGAAGTTCGGTGGGCGCAAGTCCGACTATGCTAGGTTCAATGATGTCTATACCTTTAATCAGTATGACCAACCAGTCAAGTCGTTCAAGCACAAGCTGGCAGACCCACGCCGTAGCAATACGGAAAGATATTCTGCGGTCAATACGCAGAATCAAGGCACGCTAGAACTTAGGTTCTTTCGTGGTACTATGAATGTCAGCACTATTCTATCGGCACTTGACTTAGCGCAAGCCCTGGTAGAATACACTAGAGACCTAAGACTTGACGAGGTCAAGTTAGGTGCGCTAGACTGGACATGGTTCGTTGATTATGTACGAGATAACAACGGACTATATCCCGACCTTTACTCCCGAATCTATAAGGTATCGGGCGTAGATATAACCAACCCAACACTAGAGAATGCATGAGGTGATGTATGTGTATCCTTGTAGTGTGTGAGCCTAACAGCACACCCACTAAGACAGACCTACACAATGGTGCGTGTAGTAATCCACACGGTTATGGCTTTGCCATTATCGCTGGAGATACTATCATATCAGAGCGTAGTATGTCTGCTAAAAAATCTATTGCACGATTCTTGGAATTGCGCAAGCAATATCCTAACGGCTACGCCATGTGGCACGCACGATACGCTACGCATGGTGTTAAGAACGAGGCTAACTGCCACCCCTTCAAGGTTGGCGATTCAGACTTGACATACCTAGCACACAATGGTATACTAGATGTAACGATTGAGAAGTCAGACAAGCGTAGCGACACAAGAGTATTCGCAGAGGATACCTTGCCACTTATGGGTGGCGTGTCGGTACTTGACAATGACACAGTATGGACTATGGTTAGCAAGTGGGCTAGTGGTAGCAAGATATGTATCCTAACCTTAGACCCTAGTGCCAAGCACCAAATCTACCTAGTCAATGAGAACTTAGGTACATGGGATAATGCTGGTATATGGTGGAGTAATCAGTCGCATAAGCGCACCACATATACCACACCCACAACTGTATGGCAAGCACCAGCAAGGGACTTAGACAAGGCAGAGCAACTAGCCTATGACTATGCACTCAAGCACTACTATCAAGATGAAGGGGAAGAAGTCTTAGACATCTGCCCTAACTGCGAGACACTAGTAGATATGCATGAGAATCCATACTACTGCAACATGTGTGAGATATGCTTCGACTGTGATACCAGTATCATGGACTGCCTATGCTACACACCCGATAGGAACTGGTCAAGCAAGAAGGACTATGACCTATTCAGCTCACTATAATTCCACATGGATAGTCTATGTGGGGTAACACCAACTAACGAGAGGCAATACAATCATGTCAGCAACAGCAATTCAGAATATCGCAGATGAAATTTCTGCACTCGCAAGCGAGGTAGCATACCTTGCTATGTCAGTAGACACATCATCAGATTACCCAACACGGGGTACTATTGTGAAGGCTCTGCCTACACAGAATCGTTACAAGGCTAAGTCAATGTGGGTATCATTGGGCGACGGTACATACAAGCACCTGACTGGTAGCAAGGGTCTCATCACAACCCATGCTCGCCTTGACGGGTATGTCTCGACTGTATTCGAGGCGTAACCAACTGACCTGAGCATGTCATCAAACTGCTCACCATTATTACTAACGAAAGGATATACTATGGCACGCAAGCCTACACCAGCAGAAATTAGGGAGACAAACCCTAACATGACTAAGCGTTGTGACTCATGTCACATAGTCATGTACGCTAATGCAGACTTCGGAACTTTTGAGAATGCACTAACGCTTACTGCTTCAGGAGGATACGGTGAGTATGTAGATTCAGCAGTAGGTTTTAACCCTGCCGAGTTAGAGTTTACTCTATGCCATAAGTGTGGACATAAGTTAATGACTAAGTTCTTTTCTAGCTGGGACTTTGGTAACTGGCACTCACGCACAAGCGATAAGTATTGCGACGGCTGGAAGCCAACACGCCACAGCCTTGAAGATATTATATTTAATCAACGAGAGGATACATAATGACAGAACGCATTGTACTATGGCAGGCTACAATCTATGATAAAGATGTAGCCAACATGAGTGAAGATAAGATTAAAGAATTCAGATTAGAACTAATCAAGGCAGTAACGGAAGTCTGCTGGAACTATGGGGTGCATAACTAATGTCTAAGTATGTAGTCATCTGCCAAGTCGACGAGTGCGAGGCAGAGAACCTTGACTGGGAAGATAACAACGGAACTTACTGGTTCACATGCTCAACATGTGGATACGACAACGAGGTGGTGCATTCACCATGGAAATGAGTAACATGCAAGGATTATGTACGACACATGAGAACCCTGACCTATGGTTCGAGGACTCGGGCGACCTATTCGAGAGACGAAAGGGTAGCAAGAATCCACTAATCAAGTTTGCAATACGCAAGGCTAACATGATTAAAGCCATAGAACTGTGTAACAAATGTCCGATTCGTACCAATTGTCTGAATGAGGGACTCAAAGATGAGAACCTAGACTATGGCATATGGGGTGGGTTGCTACCTGGCGAACGCATACTCATGGTTGATAAGATTGTTGGTGCAACCGACAGAAAGTATCGGGTAGTGACAGCACAGAACATTAGGAGTTCTATCAAATGAAATCAATATTCTTCTTGCTATTCGTAATGGTTAGCATATTCCTGTTCACCCCTCCATCAGAAGCACCAACAAAAACAAACACGGTGACATTAACATGGAGTAAGGCAGACAGCAAAGCATATGCAAGAGACCAGTTATCCGCATGGCAGGAAGAACAATGGTCATGCCTTAGTAATCTGTGGGGCAAGGAATCCGCATGGAATCCTAAAGCTTACAATAGCGTCAGAGTTATGGGGAAGAACGCTGGCGGTATACCACAGTTACTAGGGCTTGACCCTGACACACCTGCACCACGACAAATTGAGCGAGGACTAGACTATATCTACTATAGATACGACACGCCATGTAATGCGTGGGCATTCTTCAAGAAGAATAACTATCACTAATGATAACCAAAGATAAGAAGGTTATGTGTGACTCATGTCACAAGGAGATAAAGGGTGAGGCGAATACAATCACTAACCATGGAAGAGGTTGGGCTCAGTACGCAAAGAAGTTCAATCATTTCCACCCCACACCATATGATTGCGCTAACGCAATTGAAGTAGTAAAGATATACATGAGTAGAGGCATGAACAAACGAGAGGACGACTAATGGCTAAACATATTACAGAGATGAAGCCTGATTACACTCAGGCTATGGACATACGCGGTAAGCCAACTGCTGTGTGCCCATGTGGGTGTGAGATATGGAATCTCAAGTGCAAGTTCGACGACGACGGTGAGATTGACATGTACTTCCTAGACATGGAATGTGCCGAGTGTGGTACACTAGCTACTGCACCTACACCTGTAGACTCAGAGCCTGCCAAAGATATGTCAGCATGCACAAGGTGCGAAGGCATGTATGAGACAGAAACTCTCATGACAATGGGTGACTGGCTTGTATGCGAGATATGTTGGGGTGACTTATGACCGAGTTCTTACACGAACTAGTAAAGAAGCGCGAGTGGGATATTCGTGTTACTGAAATGCTTGAGGCTGACCCTTGGAGATATTCAGAACCACCACCACCACCATTCACTGGTAACATCAACATGCAAGAGCGACGAGACACGGGACAGGGGCCATACTAATGCCCAACTATGAGTACCGATGTGACGATTGCAATACATCAGAGGAACACTATCGCAAGATAGAAGAGAGGGACGAATGTCCTTCTTGTCAATACTGCTTACGAATAATGCGCAGAATAATTAATCCAACGCCAGTTAAGTTCAATGCAACTGGCTTCTATTCAACAGGAGGATAGCATGGCAATGCAAGACTTGACAGCAGAAGAAGTAACTGCTATCGTTAGAAAGTATGTACTAAATTACCAAGACTATGAGACTGAAGATGACTGCATCGCAGACAACATGGAGATTCTATTTGAACACCTATGGGAAGATGAAGCTGACGAAGAACCACTTGAAGAGTACGAGTTTGATGAAGAACTGATAGATGAGTAGGGTATTACTCAACTATTTCAGCGGTATCTTCGCTGTCACTCTCGCTGTAAGCGCCGTCATCTTGGCTTACAATTTCATTTGGTTCATCAGTTACATTATCTGGAGTATCTCGGTCTAGCCAAGGCTTCATACCACCCATTAACCTAACAAGTTTGCGTATTACTCTCGTTGTACGCATGCGAGTAGCGTCAGGGCTAACGAGCTCAAGCTCTTTGGCAATGTCCGCATACTCCATAGACTCTGCATATCGTAAGAAGAGTAACTGTTTATCTTCAGTGCTTAACTTATGGTATGCGGAGTCTACCTCTATCATCATAGCCTGTAGATTACCGCCCTCACTAGGTGCACTAGGCCTTCCTGGCCTACCAAGATTAAGTTTGTGGGTTACACCCCACTCAGCACGCAACACAGCAGGAAGCAACGCTTCCACTACTACTGGGTCATAGTAATATAAATCAGATGCATCGTAGCCAAGTGCCTTGGCCTTCTGATACTGGCAGTAATCAAGTGCGTAGTTACGAAGGCTACGATAGATTAGATTCTTCGCATCCTTACCACCCATTTCATTCCACTCAGTGAACTTATTTATATGGGCAGGGAACCACTCGTATAGTGTCTGACGTATGTCGTCAAGCTCAAGCATCTTAAACTTTCTATGATACTCACTAGCTACATGGGTTACTGCATATTCCCAGGGTTCAATTAGCTTCCAGTCCATCATCAACTTTCTCATTCTTATACTTACGGCTCATGGTTAGTAAATCTTCTACAGTAATTAGATAGCCCTTGCTCTTGTTAGGTGGTATCTCGCATGAGATTTCTCTACCTAGTTCAAGCACACCCTTCTTGAGGATATGCGTTGGTACAATAACAACTGTTTGTTCTAGTACGAACGCCCAGTATGCAGCCTCAGTAACCATCAAGCCTGACGGCTCCCATGATTTAGACTTCATGAACCAGCACTCAACCTCAATGTAAAGGTTGTTAGTAATCCACCATTTCCTGTCGCGCTTTACTTCGACGGTCTTGCCACCAGTAAGCAGTTCTTCTACTAGTTTCTCACCCTTACGGCCATAGCCGAAGTCCAAATCGAATGAAGACTTGTTAGTCATTAGGCCATTTTCCTCTTAGTACTAGCAACCCGATGATTGCATAGTTTGCCATGTCCTTGAAAGAATCCTCAAGGCTTTCATGCTGTGGGTCTCTGTTATTATCTACTAGGTTATTGATGCGTGCAAACTTATCCCACATACGCACACGCAGGCCATTGACTGGCCCACCTGGGCTACGCGAGATGTTGGTTGGACCATAATCATTGTGCTTAGTAAGCAATAAGCTTTCCAGTTCTTGGAAGGTAGAGGCTACGTCGAAGGTGAAATCCGCAGAGGGACTCTTACTTCTAACACTAGCTGATGGTTCTCCATGCGTACTTGCGTCACCGTAAAACCTTGATTCGCCAGGTGCTGGGTAATCTGCCATATCAATTCACTCTCCACCTTCGAGTAGTTGTTTGAGTTCGTCATCTATTTCCGCCATACTGGAACCTACAATCATATCTTCGATGACTTCAACAACTGTCGATGGTTCCATCTCAACAGTAAAGAGTGTCATGTACGTGTCTTGTGCTACATCTTTAATCTTCTCGGGTTCATCAGCGTAACGATAGAAGCAACGCAACAACGAACCAATCATCAGGCGATAGCCATTAGGTAGGATAAGTGCTGGGTCGAACTCTTCATCTTCCTCAAGCAGGTGGTCAGTTGCTTCGAATACATTCTCGAACTGCTCACCACATTCAGGACATGGTTTAATCGGCTTCATTAGTTAGCCCTGCTTTCTCTCGGATATAGTCCGCACCAAACTTGACGTAGATAGAATTGACATCTTCGCCGTCTGGCATGGAGACGATAGTAACTGGAAGTTCTCGGGCAAGCCCTGCTGCAAATTCTTTTCCAGGCTGGTCGCCATCAGCGAATACAAATACTCTTTCAAAATCTGCGAGCAATCTTGTGTAGTGTTTCTTCCATGAGTTCGAACCTGGAACTCCAACACAAGGGATACCGACGCATCTACTGAGCGTGATTGTATCAAGCTCTCCTTCACATACGCCAATCCAATCACCTGCCCTTTCAATATCTAGTACGTTGTACATCTTGGTGTCACTACCAGTCATGCCCATATACTTAGGCTCAACTGCTGGATTCAAACTTCTAAATCTAATATCAACTACGCCAGTCTTAGTCACATAAGGTATAGCTAAGCGTCCGAGGTATGCTTCGTGCCCTGTCTCAGGCTCCGCGACTACGCCTAATCGAGCCAGCCGTGCTACCTCTATTGGAATACCCCTGCTTGCTAGGTAATCTTCGGCCTGATAAATGCTTTCCTGGTACTTGCGTGTTGCTTGTCCCAGCAAATCCTTCTGCGATTCTAGCTGCCTCACGTATGTCAACTCCCTCCTGTATAGCTACGATTTGTAAACTATTCCCTTGTACTCCACATGCAAAACATATAAAGATATTCTTATCTAGATTAACCGTACCTGACTGATGACTATCACCGTGGAACGGACACCTCAGGTTAGCTTGACCATGGTCACGACGTAGCGTTGCACCGTAGTGCTCAAGCACAGCCTTGATTGAAGGCAAGTCACTCACCAAAGACATCTCCTAATCTTATTACTAAATACGAATCTGCTATTGACTTCCCTCGCGCCTTGATAACAACCGCTGGAAGAATGGCTTCTCTCGATAGGCCCCTTGCTTCCGCGTAATTGCTTGCTTCGACTTGTGCTTCTTTCGTCCAACCGCTGAGGTCGATGGCGTTGCCTGCTCCTGGTGCTTTGCATTCAAGGATGCCAATGGTTCCTCCAATGAAATCTTTGCGGACAACAACATCTCCCTCATCTTTGCTACCTCTCCTTGCAAGGCGCTCAGCGTCGTATCCAAGTCCTCTAAAGTATTTCGTGATGTCTGTTTCATATGTTGCTCCTCTAGCCTTATGGCTTTTTCTAGTTGTCATGCGTTCTCTGGAATATCATCTATAAACATATACTCAGGGTTGAATGCAACCCAAGTCATTAGTCCACCGCCTGCGTCGGCACGACCATATCTGTTCTTGACAGGCGCAACTCCCATACTTGTCCCGACAACTCCAAGCGTACAGATGAGTGCGGGTAATTGCGCAACCTTTCCTTGGATAGCACTTCTAGGTTGGCATGGAGAGCCTTGGATAGCCTCCGATGTGTGATGTAAGACAACAACTGCTGCATTGGTCGCTCTAGCAAGGTATTTCAACTCCTTCATAATCGCACGCATAGATGCGAACTCTTCACCACCATCGGTGGCTACGTCCATTAGGTTATCTACTACTATAAGAACTGGAGGACAACCCCATAGTTCTTCGAATGCTTGTACTTCTTCATCAATGTCTTGCAATGATGGTGCTGATTCAAATGACCATACAATGTGTGAACCTCGGGCAAGTGTTGCCTTAGTCCAGCCATGGTCAGTGTTCATTAAAGATTCTACATCGCCTTGCGACTTACCTGAAATCATAGATGCTAGGCGCATAGCCATGGTGTGTGCGTTGGTATCTGCTGAGATGTATAGAGTTGGAACTCTCATCTTCAAAGCTAATGCTAGTGCTAGGGTTGACTTACCTACACCTGGTGCTGCTGCAAACATCGAAACTTCAGAGCGCCGTATGATAATCTTGTTTGACTCAAACGCTTTGAAGCAACTAGGGAGCGGTTCTCCACCGATACTGGCACGGCCAACGCTTCTGACAAGTGTACGCATGGTTCATTCCCTTCTGTAAGGATAGAACGTAGCCACCATTGCGGTGTGTAACGATGGCTACGCTCAATCATATCTTAGTTAACTGGCTTGCATTGGTCAGGCGTGCCTTGTGGTGTCGGACATGCCCAGAAAGCGTAAGGCTTCCCACTTGTCTTGCTCACTCCCTGTCGGAAGATTCGTGCCCCGTGAATGCAGGTCGGACTTGCTGTCCCTGCTGGCGTTACCGCTGACGGTGGTGCTCCAACGGATGCTGCTGCCTGCTGGATTGGAGCGGAGAATTGCGAGGGCGTTGTGCCTGCTGTTGAACCAGTGGTCCCCAAAGGGGCTGCGTTGTATGCACCAACAATCAGTCGTTGTACTGATGCAACCTGTGGTGAGTAATCTCCTACACCTTCAAGCAATACGCTTAGTTCGTCGGCCGTATTGGCACGAACGTTAATCATATCCCCCGCTGGTGTCTTATAGGAGACTTGTAGTTTCCAGTCTTCGTTCATCTGTTATCCTATCTTAGTTGAGAACTGACAATGTGCGGTCAGTCCACACTTGTATTGGCAATTGTTTGTGTTCGGCAAGAAGATACCTGCCTTACGTGCTTTGTCAAACCCTGATACTAAGTACTCCAGCTTATCCTCTGTGTACTGTTCAAGGCTGACCAACGGTGACACGCCGTGTTGGCGTGACATGAAGTATGTTCCCCACTTGATATCTATGCCAAAGGTTTTCATCAAACCAATCTTATAGAAACCAAGCTGCAGTGTATTGGAAGGCGTAGCCTGGGATGTCTTCAGGTCAACGATGACTAACTCACCATTCACTTCAAACACCCTATCAAGAATCATCTTGACTGGTACACCAGCAAACTCGGGAATCATTTCGAGTTCGATAGCTGGGACACCTTGCGGCGTCTTCCATATCTTCCAATCGGTATTGGCTTGTCGCCATTCAATGTAGGCCTGTACCCAACGAGGACCAGCTTCGTGCCAGAAAGCTTCGTTCTCTTTGTTAGGGTTAGCTTTAGTAGCCCTGCCACCAACACGTGCATTGGTTAGGTCAGTTGTACCAAGCTCATCAGCCCATGCTCTAGCCCATAGTTCCTGTATCATGCATTCTCCAAATCCCACAGTTCAGTTGCTCGGTGAAATGCCGAACCACCTACCGACCAAACCGAAGGTTCTTCTGGTACCATCATTAATCTACCAAGGTAGTACTGATAGCCACAGTCGACGTAGGTCGAGAATGCTGAGTATGAAACATGCTCGGGTAGTTTATATTCTCCAAGTTGTATCATCGTGGGTGTAGTATAGCACAGGTCAGGCTCTGTGCAGGTAGACTGCTTACCTACAACCATCAGGGTTCAGTGTATACTTGTATATAATATATAATATAAAGACCCCAAAGGGGTCTTATAGTATATATATAATATATATATTATAGGAGAAGTAAATGACTGAAGTAATACTAGGTTCGCTAGCTGCGCTAGCAATTCGTGATATCGTATACGAGGCAGTTGCTCGATACAACAACTACCGACGACATAAAGACTTTGAAGTGTTCGTTGACCTGCTTGAGGACATTGACGCTGACGATGTTTAACTTTTAGAAACGACAAAAGGACCCCCTTCCATAGCAGTGATGCTAGGGTTGGGGGCCTTCTTGTCTCTATGGCCCAGCTAAGGGCCTATATGAGGTGGTTTACTTCTTGCTTCCGATGCCAAATTCCTTGGCTTTAGGGTCGAGAGCCTTCCAGATTGGCGCGATGAACGCTGATAGGAAAGCATAAACCAAAGCTTTAGGGTCTGTTACTCCTGATGCATAGAGCGCTACCACTGTTGGTACTGCTGCACGTGCATAGGTTGTTACGATTGCTGCGATTTTTTCGGTATTCATGTATCTCCTTAGGATTTAAAGACAGGCTTACCAAATCCCACGATGTACACAGGTAGTGACTTCTTGAGAGCTGGACCGTTCTTTACTTTGTAAGCACGCTTCTTCAGGCAGACTTGCCCTCCGTTGCGTTGGTCGCCCTTTTTATCGGGCGCTGTGTTACCTTCGACTGTGATTACAGTTCCGTCTCCGTTGTCTCGTACCACGATACCAACGTGACTAATGCGGTCAATGCCATCATTAGGGAAGTCAAAGAAAACAATATCGCCAGGTAGCGGTGTTGCTTCATTTACTTTCTCCCACTGATTCTTTTTGATGAATGCTTGGGCTCCAGCAAGAGTGCCAACAACGTTAGGAATCTTAATCCCAACTTCGTTCGCACACCACATGACAAAAGAACCACACCATGGTAGAAAGTTCGCCTTAGTGAACGCTCCATATTTTGTTTCATTGTCCTTGGGCCCTTCGATTACACCGATTTCCTCGCGTGCAACTTTGATAAAGTCGTTGCGTTGTCCCATGTTAGTCCGCCTTCTTTGAGTCTACCTTAGCAAAGGCAGCATTGATTTCATTTGCATCTAGCTTACCATCAGCAAGGAAGAAGCGAGCTAACGCTTCAATTACTGTAGCTGCACCTAGTGCACCAGCTAGTACTGCTGCTTGCCATACTTCGATACCGACTAGAGAGCCAGCACCAATCACGCCAAGCGATTCGGCTGCAATGACTGCAATGATACGCAGCATTACATTCTTTAATGTATCCATTAATCGTCCTCTGAGTTTCTTAGTTTGTATGTAACTCCCCAGATGATTGATGAGATGCCAATGGCATACCCGACAACCGTCTTGGCAGAACCGTCAAGGACTACCCAGGCAATGAACATGCCGAGGAGAGTCCACAATTGATTTACTATGTCTGAAAAGAACTTCTTCATGGTTTCCTCCGATAAGCTGCAGCGCCAGCAGCAGCGGTTACTGCAGCCTGTCCAGCAATTTGGCCTACGATAACCGCAGCAACAACAGTCTTCTCAGACTCTGCTCTTTCTTCAGTGCTCATGTCAGCACCAATAGAGCCGAGTGCTAAGAGCGCTTGGGCTGGGTCAGTAAAGATTGCGTTGATTAATTCTGCTGGGTTCTCAAGAACTACCAGCGCAGCAGCAACTTCTGCTGTGATAACAACTTCGTTTCCGTTCTCGTCCTGACGAACTTCGACTGGTGTTTCAGGTGGCAAGTCAGCATAGGTAAGGCCAGCTTCCTGGATTGCCTGTGCTGTCACAGGTTCACCCTGTGCTTGCTCAATGATTGCTTGTGCTACTACTTGCTTCTCTTCCTCGGTAGCGTTCTCGCTTACCTTAAGAGGTGGCTCTTCTGGTTGTACAATTGGTTCAACCATAGGAGGTTCAGGTGCAATATCAATTACAGGTTCTATCTCAGGCTCTGGAGAAGGTTCTGGCGCAGGCTCGGGCTCTACTACAGGCAGTTCCTCAGGAACTGGTGCAGTCTCAACTACGGGCGGAGATTCTGGTTCAAGAATTGGAGCGGGTTCAGCGACAGGCTCTGGCGGTAGAGGTATTTCTTCTGGAAGAGGAGCAACTTCTACAGGAGCGGGGGCAGGAACTGGCTCAGCGACGGGCACTGGCTGCGGAGCAGGCTCGGGCTGTGGAGCTGGTTGCACAGGAGCTGGAGTTGGTTGAGGTTCCACCGCAGGAGGGGCTGGCGGTACTACAGGTACAGGTTCAGGAGCAGGAGTAGGTGCAGGTTGCACAACTACAGTTGAAGTATCAGAAAGGACAGTAGATGTCTCTAGATTTATTACAGTTACAGTCTCTGCTGTCTGAGTTGCAGTCTCGCTTGGAGTCGGACTTGGAGTTGTGGATACAGTATTCGTATCTACTTGAGGACTCGGAGAAGGAGAAGGACTTGGCGTTGGCGAAGACGACGCTGTTGTACTATCAGATAGAGAAGGTGAAGGACTCGCTGTTGCAGTTGGAGTCTCAGATGGTGAGGGCGAAGGCTCTGGAGTGGGACTTGCAGTAGGAGTAGGAGCTATTCCATTATAGAATCTTCCTACGCCAGTATAGTTATCGCTAATGTAAGTTGTCCACTCACCAATAAATCCACCTTCGCAGAATAATCTTGCAATATCACCTTTGCCTTGGAAGAAAGTATTGTCAGCATTCCAGCCTGTCATTGCAGTATAAGTTTCTCCTGCAGGGTTAGCACAGATAATCGTCACACCTGAAACCCTTAACTCTGGTGGAGTTGCGTTAGCAACTGGACTCCAGAAGAATGATGTGCCTAAAACTAAAAAGAATACTGCTAACTTACTTCCTGTTACTCTCGCAGAGGATGAGGTAAATCTGGTCAACGCGTTGTTCAACTCGGTCCAATCGTTCGGTATTGATATTAACTGAGTCCCTCATTGAACTGCCACCATTTGGTTTAAGTTCTGTTAAGTAGTGCTTAACTAACCATCTAATTGCTGCTGTAAAACCACCAAGCAAAGTCATTATGGCAACGGCAAAGCCAGCCCATTCTGTTGCTGTCATTTATACAGTCCTAATTGTTACGTTAATTACTCCACCGAATCCACTGAATCGCTTATCAGGTGGTGTCATACGATTGAATGAAATCTGTTCGATAACTGCCTGACGAGATTCGCCAGTAGTTAAGTCTTGCCAGGTGAGCACGTCACCTTGTTCTTCAATACCTTCGAGGGCTAGAATCTTCTCGAAGGCTTTGCCTTCGTAGCCAATCATTGAGTTATATCTATCTGTCTCTAGGTCATAGCAGTAGATAGGGAACTGGATAACACGCTGGCGTGGGGTAGCAATGGTTGCTTTAGCCTGATAGCCCTTGAATACTGGACCAAGTGATGATGTTGTTGCATCACGGTAAAGGATAAACTTATAGGCTACATATTCTTGTGCTGTAGCAGGGGATGAAGTTCCTATTTCAATAGATGGAACTGATACATCGTAGGAGATATGGTCATACTCTACGCCATTCTTGTCTACTGTTTCCAGTGTCATAGAACCGCTAGTAAAATCACCGCGTCCTAGTAGGCGCTTAAAGTTCTTAGGCTCAAGAGTTCCGTATCGGATGTTGCCTGTAGTTATGTAGCCTGATGTGCGTAGCGTAGCGGAGTCTTCAATGTAGATTGTTCCATCTGCTGTGCCATTATTTGCTGTACAGAATACAAGTCTTTCGGCTACCGTTGGGTCATCGTTACCGACGAACGCACAAGCGGTTGTCTTATATCCAGATACACCATCCATATAAAGGTCGTTAGCATACGCAAAGCGTAGAGTTTCTAGTTCATTAGATAGGTCGATGCGGATAACGCCAGGTTCCCCACCAACGCTAGTTGCACACCACACATAGTGGTCACGTGCTGCGAAGTCAAAGCAAGGCTGTGTTGTTTCTACGATAAGTGGACCATAGTTAAGTGAACCGTCTTGGTCAGATACCGCTGCTACTCGGATGCCCTTGTTGGTACCGATGAGCATATAACCGAGATAGTAAGAAATCTTGTGGACAATCTCACCGACTGGAAGTTCTGCTGCAATAACTGCAGAGGTAAGAGTAGGCATTACTCCAGCAGTGGATAGTGTGAACTTCTGAATAGTTGATTGAATACCATTGTAACCAGCAACATAGATAGCAGGACCTGATGCAGCCACTGATGTGTAGACGTGGCTAGTTGATGGATGTGTGTAGACTGGTGTGGGAAGAATGGTTGCAGAACTAGAGAACTCGTATACTTTATTATCAGCGCATAGGACAATACGTTCTTTGACGTACTCCATAGTTGCATTGGAGATTACACCACTTGCATCGAATAGTTTTACTTCGTCAGCAGTTGATGCAGAAGAGCCAGTCAGTGGCTTGCTAAAGACTGTAAGTTTAGTTGTTCCACCAGAGGTGGCATTAGTTACCCAGTATGCCTTAGTTCCATCATCACAGATAGAGTAAACTGGATAGACTCCAGCACCTGCGTTGTAGTCAACGAAGTGCGTTACTGTTCCATCTGATGCAATCTTATCTACATCGTACTCATCTAGTAGTAGTACACCTTTATTTGTGCTCCACTTGATTGAGCGTAGATGTTGCTGTGTTACGCCATTAGATGCAATAGCACCAGTAGTCAGGTGGGTAGATGCACAGGACTTTAGTAGTGTTGCCTGTCCTTTGGTCCATACATTCAGACCCTTAGAGTCAGCAAAGCGATAGTGCCCATTCTCATCTGTAGTTGCAGGGTCATAGAACTTAATGCCTGAACCAGAGTGGAATGATGCTTGACTTCTAATCCACCAACCAGTAAGTGATTGCTCACCAGGCTCGCTGCCATTGTCGAACTGGTCCTTG